TATCTGCTGGCACGACCATTCATCACTCTGCTTACGCCCGACAGCAAGCGGAATCTGCGGACTTCCGGAAAAAAGATAAGTGGCCCGAATCTAAGGCGAACGCCGGAGTCCTCGCATGGCTTTAACCCTGGTGCAGTTGCAGGCGAACCTGGACGCCATCAATACCGCGATCGGCGATCCTACCTTGCGCGTGCGCTTTCCGGACGGACGCGAGGTGCAATACCGGACCATCGACGAGTTGCGCAAAGCGAAGGCAGAGATCGAAGAGGATATCCGCGAGATGAGCGGCGCGACTGGCGGGCGCGTCCGGTTGGCGCAAACCAAGCGCGGCGACGGCCCGTCCGGTCCTTCGCTCTACGACAGGTGGTAACTTTCCGATGACAATCAACAAACTGTTATTGGTCGCCGTGCTTTCGGGTTCTCTCTTCGGCCAATCGGCGAAAGAGAAGGCGCTGCAGGCACAACTCGATGCGGCGCATGCCGCGCTGGGCGCTTCCACTCGGGCGGCCGACCAACTGGCTCAGGAGTTGGCGAAAGCGAACGCCTCCGCCGTAGCGAAGGCGGCTACGGCGGCCCGTGCCGGAAAGAACGATGCCGCCACCGTTGCGGCAGCCGCCGCCGACGCCGCCGCCGATGCCGCTACCGCACAGATCATCGCCACTGCTAACGGAGAGGCGGCGCGCAAGGCTGCCGAGGATGCGGCGGTGATGGCGCAGAGCGCTGCCGCTACGGCGCGGGCACAGAACATTGCGTTAATGATCACGCAGTCCTTCGGTTTCCTCGCAGTGGTGGCCGGGCTGCTCTGGAAGGGATATACCGAGGCTCGCGACCGCCGATGGGCACTGGAGGATCAACGGAGCCACCAGAAGGACGTCATCGACAAGCTCGGCCAAGTGAAAGATGAGGCCCACGCTGCCTATAAGGAAGCGAACACGGTGAACGTCAAGATTGCCAGCATCGGAATGCAAATGAAGGACGGCAACCCGGCGGATGCGGATGAGAAAACCATGGGAGCCGGCGGCGGCACGATGTGAGGAAAGGACAAACCGATGACCATTCCTGAAATAGCGGACGCGCTCGAAAGCGCGCAACGGCAAGGTGCAGACAAGGACCATCCGGAGGGATCGCGATACGCGGTCTTCAGCGACACCTCCCTCAAGACGATGGCGCGGGACCTGCGTCTGGCGTCGGCGGATCGGCCGGACGTCGAGACGTTCGGAGTGCGGAAGCCGTGACGGCGATCTTCGAATGGCTCGGGCGGTATTTCAATCTGGCGTCGCGCGATGCCGGCCCGAAAAGCTTCATGGCCCTGGCGAAGGAGCCGCGCACGCGGTCGAAGCTGAGGACCTCCAGCCTCTACATCATCCAGACCGATTTCGAGGTAACGCCGGACTCGTACGCCAACCTCCAGGCGATGCTCAACGAGGTCCGCGAGAAGTACGGCCTCGACTTTCTGATCCTGGAACCCGGTTTCAAGGTGAAGCGATTCGATGACTACTGATCTCCAGGTACGACGTCCTATCCCGCTGCTGCGCCGCGACTGGAACGCGCAGTCTCCCGCCTCCGGCCGCTACACCATCCAGCGCACCGTGGGCGAATTGGTCGACGGCTACCGCCAGCGGCACGCGCAGCGGTTCGCCTACGAAGGCGCCACCGCCGGACGGCGCGTGCACGGATGGTATGCCTCGTCTGCCGACGCCAACGTCGAGTTGATGGGCGCGCTTATCTGGCTGCGCAACCGCAGCCGGGAGCTCATCCGGAACAACCCATACGCGGCGCGCGCCATCGAGGAGTTGGCCGGCAACGTGGTGGGGACCGGCATCGTCCCGATGGCCAAGACCGGCGCCACCGCTATCGACGCGATCATCGACGCCGAGTGGCCATACTTCTCGGAGCAATGCGACGAGCCGCAGCGTCTCGACTTCTATGGCATGCAGACGCTCGCGATCCGGACCATGGGAGAGAGCGGCGAAGCTATCGTGCGGTTCCGGCCGCGCCTCGTGGACTCCGGCCTTCGTGTACCGCTGCAACTTCAGATGCTCGAAGCCGATTTCCTGGATCAAGCTCGAACGATGGGGCTGGTCAACGGCCACGTAATGGAAGGCGTCCAGTTCGACGAGGACGGCCATCGCGTGGCGTACTGGCTCTTCAGCTATCACCCGGGTGGTGTGCTGATCCTCAACCCGCGCGGCGGTATCGTCAGCCAGCCCGTGCCGGCAGACCAGATCATGCACGTCTATCGCGTGCTCCGACCCGGCCAAGTGCGTGGCGTGCCGTGGCTGGCGCCGGTGATGATGGCGCTGCGGGACCTGGACGACTACTGCGACGCCGAGCGTGTCCGGAAAAAGATCGAGGCGTGCGTGGCTGCGTTTGTGACGCAGCCGGAAGGCGTCGACGGCGATCCGGTGGGTTTTGCCGGGACAGATCCGTTCAGCGGGCATCCTGTCGAAAGCTTCCAGCCCGGCATGGTCGAGTACCTGAAGCCGGGCCAGGACATCAAATTCAACAACCCGCCTCCGGCCGGCGGTTACCGCGAATATAAGATGACCGAGTTGCAGGGGATCATGGCCGGTATCGGGCTGCCCTACGAACTCGGCACCGGCGACATGTCGCAGGTGAACTATTCCTCCTGGCGCGGCGGGATGCTGGGCTTCCGGAACACGATTGAAAACTACCGGTGGCTTACGTTGATGCCGTTGTTCTGCATGCCGGTGTGGCGGCGGTTCATCGACACGCTCGTCCTGCTGGGGAAAATCCCCATGGCAGCGGTGAACAATCCGAAGATCAACCTGAAGCAGGTTCAATGGACTTCGCCCCGGTTCGAGTCGGTCGATCCGGTGAAGGACGCCGAGTCGGTATTGAAGGACGTCCGCATGGGCCGGAAGCCGTGGTTCGAGGCGGTGCTGGAGAACGGATACGATCCGACGACGCAACTCCAGCAGATCGCTTTGTTCAACAAGCTGGTGGACAAATACGAGATCATCCTCGACGTCGATCCACGTAACGTGACCTTGCGTGGCCAGGAGCAACCGGCCAATACCGAAGAGCGCACGCCGACCAGCAAGCCGTCAGGCGGCGGCAGCGGCAGTCAGGGCTTGGGGATCTGCGAGCTATCCGACGAGGACCTCGCGATGGTCAAAGAGCTCTTGGTGGCGGGAATCTCGCGCGTCACAACCAACTGGCAATCGACCACCCGGATCTACCGGGGGTAAATCGAACCGCAAAGAGGAGAGGGACAAGGATGAAGGGCAACCCGGATGTAATCACCGGTCTGGAGGAGCAGCCCGGCCAAGCGGTCATCGCGGCGGCTGCGCAGGACCCGCCGGCAACAACGACGACCACTGAAACCAAGAAGACCACCGCGATCACCACTACCACCGAGACGGAGGTCCATCGGGAGGTAACCGCTCTCGGCGATGCTGCGGCCTCGGGCGACGCCAAGGGAACGCCGGAGGTCGAATCGACGACCGTCGCGCCGCCGGCCGCCGCGAGGGTGGCGGTGACAGGCGTCTCCGAGGTCTTCGCCGCCGACGCGCAGGTGGTGCCCAGCACTGCGAACGCCGATGACGGCACCATCGATGTCGTTTGGTATAGCGGCGCGATGGTCCCGAGGATCGACCGATCTACCGGCGAGCCCTATATGCTGCGCCTCGCGATGGAAGGCTGCCGCATGGACCGGCTGAATAGCGGCGCACCGGTCTTCGATACGCATTTCTCGGGCGACGATTTCAAGTCCCTCATGGCCGGCAAGGTCGGCACGCGAGCCCAGGTCGGCGTCGTCCAGCGCGCGTGGCCGAACGGCCCGAAGGGAATGGCGACGCTTAAATTCGACCTGGGCGACCCGGACGGCGCGGAGATGTTCCGCAAGGCCAGCACCGGCATCCTCCAGAACCTCAGCTTCGGCACGTTCATTTACAAGCGCGAGAAAACCGACATGCAGACGGAGGGCATGCCGGAGGGAAAAGCTCCGTACCTGAACAACCAGGAGGTTGGGATGTTCAAGGCGACCGATTGGGAACCGTTCGAGATTTCCCCGTGTACGGTGCCGGCGGATTTCAATACATGTTTTCTGAGCGCGCAACCGAACGGGGAGATAGCAATTTTCGGCGCGCCGGACGCCGCTGTGATGAATGTACTTCGGGCAATCAGCCCGCAAAAGGAGAAACCTGCAATGACTGAAACAACGCAGCAGGGCACGGCTGTGGATGCCCGAGTTGTGAACGAACAAGCGTTGGCCGCCGCGCGCGAAGAGGCGGTCACTCAAGAACGTAAACGGGTCAGCGATATCGAAACGCTGGGCACCATTCAAGGCGTCGAAAGAGCCTTCGTCACCGAGCTCGTGGCGAAGGGCGTCTCGGCGGCCGATGCGGGGACGCAGATCCTCAACAAGCTGGCCGCGGATGCTGCGAAGCGCAAGATCGTTAACGACGGTCCGGGGACGGGCGGCGGAACCGACGCGATACAGAAGCGGTTGGGCTGCATGCAGTCCGCTCTGCTGCTGCGCGCCGACACCCGGTTCTTCCTGAACCGGCATCCGACGACCGGCGAGTTCCTGGCCGGTTGTGGAGAGAAGCAGCAGACCAACGCGTCGGAGATGGCGCGGGAGTATCGCAACTTCAAACTCATCGACATGGCCAAAGAGTATCTGCAACTCCGCGGGATCGACCCGCGCGGTTGGGATACCACACGGATCGCGGACGTCGCCCTTCGCGCTCCGGCGCGCGATGCGGAATTCTTCGAGGGAGGATCGCAGGCCACCACGGACTTCCCCGCGATCCTCGCGAACGTCGCCAATAAGACCCTGCGCCAGGGATACGAGTCTTATCCGCGCACGTTCGAGCCCTTCAGCCGTCAGATGACGGCGCAGGACTTCAAGCCCATTAATCGCGTGATGCTGTCCGATGCTCCGTCGCTGCAGCAGTTGAATGAGAAGGGCGAGTATCACCGGGCGCAACTCACCGATAGCAACATCGCCTATGTGCTGAACACCTTCGGTGAGATTGTGGCCCTGACCCGCAAGGTCATCATCAACGACGACCTCCAGGCCTTCACCCGCGTCCCGGCGCTGCTGGGCGTGGCTGCGGCGCGACTGGAGTCGGACATCGTTTGGGGCATCATCATCAATAACCCGGTGGCGAAGTACGCGGGCGACGTTGCGGCCACCGCGCTGTTCGCTGCCGGCCACAACAACCTGCTAACTGGAACCCCCAGCAGCATCGATCCGACCGTGGCTGGCGCCCAGGCGCTGGGCGCCTTGGGCCTCGGGCGTGGAGAACTGCGCCGGCAGAAGGGGCCGCAGGGCACTCCTTTGAATCTGGTCCCGCGATTCATCGCGGTACCGACGGCGCTCGAAACGTACATGCTCCAGGTCGTGTTCCCGATTGACATCGCCTCGTCCGACGAGACCAAGGTTGTGCCGCAGTGGGTTCGCAGCTTGGTGCCTATCGTCGAGCCGCGTCTGGACGCCGCCAGTTCGACCGCGTGGTATCTGTTCGCGGATCCGGCGCAGGTGGACACCGTGGAGTACTGCTACCTCGAGGGGCAGCAGGGCGTTTACATCGAGACCAAGCAGGGCTTCGAGGTCGACGGCATCGAGATCAAGGCGCGCATGGACTTCGGCGCTGCGGCCATCGACTATCGCGGCATGCAGAAAAACGCCGGCGCGTAGAAGCAGCGCGCGGCCAGCCAACAGGAACAACCAACGCCGGGCCTCGACGGGCCCGGCACAAACATAGGAGACGAATCGATGAACAACTATGTCCAGCAGGGCAAGACGATTACGGTAATCGCACCCTACGCCGTACTCGGGGGCGGCGGTGTCGAGGTGATCGGCACGGGCTACCTTTTCGGGGTCGCCGTCAACACGCAGGCGGTGAACGACAACATGGAGATCGTAACGGAAGGCGTGTTCGACCTGGCCAAGGACACCAGCACGTTCGCGACCGGCGATTACGTGTATTGGGACAACGTCAATCACGTGGCTACCTCCATCAACACCGATAAGAAGATCGGCGTGGCAGTCCTGATGCAGCCCAGTGGGGCCAACGCTCCCGGTGGCGCCGCCGGAGATCCGACGGTGCGGGTGCGTTTGAACCCGGCGTTCTAAACATAGGGGCGGCGGGCGCCGCCCCTCTCGTCCTCCCACTGAGGTTTCTATGTCCGGATGGCCCACTATCAACGCAAACGCGAATCGCACCATGCAGAACAGGTTCGGCGAACCGGTGGTGTACCAACCCATGCAAGCGGGCGCGCCGGCCAGCGCACCGGTTCCTCTCACTGCCATCCGGTGTACCCGCGAGCGGATGGAGGCAGGTGCGGTAGCGAGCGTGGAAGAGATCGAAGTGAACCCTGTCGACCTTCCTGATGCGCCGCCGCAGCGTGGCGACACGGTCACTGCTTGGGGCGCGACATTCACGGTCACGACCGTGCGACAGCCCGACCCGTACGGCATGGTCCATTTGACGCTGACGATGCAACCGTAATGATCAATCCCAAGACCATCCTGGCCGAGTGGGTGACCGCGCTTCAGGCGCTGCCGAACCTCATGAAAGCGCTAGGCGGCGGCGCCAGTTCGATCCAGTTCTATTCGGAGAACGCGACGGTCTTCGGGCAGCCCACGCAGAACAACGTTCGCCTGGCGGTCCTGGGAATGCCGCCGGGATCGATCATGGTCGTCTGGCACGGCACTGCGCCGGGCAGACTGGGCAACGCCCTCGTATTCGTGCATGAGTTCGCGCTTTACCTGCGCGCGCCGGAGACGCCCAGCGTCGGCTACGAGGACCTCTACAACTGGATCGTCAACGACAGTCCCGAGGGAAGCACGCTCAAGATGCTGCACCTCCCGGTCAACCCCAGTTGCGAGCCGATGGATTTCTATCTGCCGTCAGCCCGGCGCAACACTATCGTGGTCAGCGCGGACGGTGCCACGTTCGAGTACTTCGAGGTGGCGGTCCGGTTGATCGAGGCCACTAACCCCTAACAGCCCGGTCGCCCCGGAGTCGAGGACTGAAATGCAGAACGTAGAGAAGGTTCACATGCAATCGCCGGAAGGCGAAATCCGGGAGGTCGAAGGGACCACCGCAACACTCTCACCGTTGATGGTGGCGGGCTGGAATCAGGTGCCCGCGCCCGCCGCGCCGACGGCGGAACCCACGGAAGCGAAGGAGGCCAAATAGCCATGGCGAATATCAATGAATTGATTGAGGGCTGGAGTTACGGCAAGCAGACTGCCATCGGCACGGCGGCGCTCGTCGCCAAGATCTGGCGGCTTACGAACCTCAACACGAAGCCTTGGGCGAAGGTGCCGGTGAACGAGGACGACCGGGCTGAAATCGGCAAGGGCCATGAGTTCCCGACGCAGCTTTTCAAATCGCATTACAAT